TGCACCTGTAGTTTTGACATCTTGTAAAGCATCAATACTAAATGTTCCTAGATTGGTTGAGTCTAAGTATAAGTTTCCTAATCCTTCTGGTAAGTCATCAGTTGTTTTACCATTAAAGAATTTGTTTGAACTTCCTTCAATTATATCATCTGTTGTTAGGCTATCAAATTCAATACCATTGTTTGAACTGTTTACTTTTAGATATTTGTTTGCACCGGAGTATGTGCTTGGAGTATCTGTTAATTGTAGTAAACTTGGAGTACTTGATCCTGGTACAATAATACCACCACTTACATATGGCGTATATCCTGCACCTGCTACTGAAGTCGATAAACTTGAATCTGTATACAAGTCAATTGTGTCTCCACTAATAACATCTACATAATAGTTGTTACCATTTAATTCTGTTGTTCCTACAATGCCTGTAATATTAATTGCATTGCCGTCAATTAGATTGTGTGCTGACGCCGTTGTAACTCTAACAGGATTGGTTGTTGTTACGCTAGTGATACTACTTACAGTAACACCTCCACCTCCTGTTGGTACATTCCAAGTACCGCCGTCATATATTTCTAATACTAAACTTGTTGTGTTAAAACGCATTTCACCCTGACTAGGTGTTGCTGGTCTTTGTGCGTCGGTACCAGAGGGAATCTTTATAGCCGAAACTGATTCAACCTCGTAATTACCTGTAAGTCTTACTCCTGATGACATGATATTATACTCCGTTTGCAAGTATTTATCAGTATGAGGGAATGTAGAAAAGAAAAACGGGGCAAGTTGCCTCGCCCCGTTTGTAAAAAATAACTTCTAATATTAGAAGAATTTTAAGTTTGTAGTGTTGATACCAATTGTCTCAACATAGTCCGCCGCGTTACCTAGTGAACTTGCCGCGTTTGCTAGTTCCAAGTAACCGTAGCGTGTCATAAATGATACTACTGGTTCCATTGTATCTGGATCTAGTACAACGCCACTGCTCATTAGTGGAACGTATGGGCAATAGAATGCCGCGGCATCCATTTCGCCTGAACCTTTGTAACCAACAAGAACGTCTGTGTTATCAGCCGCATACTGGTCTGAGTATACTCTCATTGTGTTGTTAAGAGTACCTACAAATTTAGTATTTGTTGGTGCCTCGAAAGAACCTTCAGTGCTTCTTGCGAATGCTGAAGTTGTTGCTGACTGTAGGATTGTCAATGCAGTTGGTGAAACAACTACATAGTTACCTGCGCCACGACGTGTTCTTGCGGCAATGTTGTTAGCGGCTCTGTTAATTAGAACTGCTAAAGCGGCATGCTCATCACCAACGAATGTTGCTGTACCACTTACGTTACCCTGGTCAAATGTACCAGCACTAGCGGCACCTGGAAGTGCTCTTAGTGAACCAAGAATTTCTTGGTCGATTTCTGCAGTGATTTCTTGAGCAAGTGCGGCCATAACTTCCGCTTCAACGTCAATGCCGTGCTGGCTGTTTGCGTCTTGTGCGGCTTCAAATGTCCAACGTGCTTGTAACTTACGAGTTTTTGCTTCAACTGTCTGTTTCAAGATTTGGATTGAAAGTTGCTGACCACCTGAACCTTCAAGTGTACCTGCCGCCGCACCTGCTGGTGCACCTGCGTTCAAGTTACCTGAATATTCTTTAGCAATGTTAAATGGGCTAAGTGCCTCTTGTCCTGCTGTTACAGAACCTGCTGTGTCCGCATAGCGAACTCTTAGTGTATGAATTTGTCCAACTGGGCCTGTCATAGGCTGTACACCAACGATTTCGTTGGCGATAACTGTTGGCATTACACGTCTGATAACTGGAAGGATAACTTTGTTAAGAGTTGCAACGTTCCCTGCGTTAGTAGCGCCGGCTGATGCCGCCTCCATTAACGATGAACGAGTGTTCTCTAACACGGCTTCCATAACAGTTTTCTTATTACCTGTAAGACCGTCAGTAAGTGCTTCTTTTGCGGCTGTCCAATTTGACTCAAATAATGCGTCTGCCATAATATAAACTCCTTACGCTTAATTTAAACCGGCTAGTTTTTTTAGGTCTAGGATAGTTGCTTGTGTATCAGCAGTTTTTGCTTCGACACTCTCTGTCACAACATCTTTGTTACCTGTTACCACAGTCTTCTGTGAGTTTTCTTTGATGATCTGCTTTGAAGCAGGTGCATCATCGATAACTGCTGGCAAGTACTTGTTGAAAGATTCTTGAAGTTTTTCTGTCTTCACGCCGGTAAGCAAATCTTCCATAACGCCTTTCTTATCTTTTGATAATGGAGCGAGTAACTTTGCCATAACTTTTTCACGCTCAGCAAGGTCCTGTGCTACCTTTGCTTTACGCTGTGCTTCCTCAATTACCTTAACTGAATCTTTTAGTGCTTCGTCACGTTTTGCGATTTCAGCCTTCATTTCGTCAATTTTAGCATTGAGTTTGCTTAACTCTGTTCCTTCTGCCAATTGTGATGTCATAAATTCAGCGGCAAAAGATTCGAATACTTTACGTCCAAATTCGTTTTCACGAGCGGACTTAATGTCTTCTTTAAGTTGTCCAATCTCACCTTTAAGTGCAGATTCAACAACCGTTTCAATCTTAGTTGCGGCTTTCTTAATGAAATCCTTTTTGGCTTCAGCAATAACTTTCTTACCTTCACGAACTAGTTTTACCTTAGTTTCCACTAAGTCACGCTTGTCGCTGTGGAACTCTTTAAGTTCCTTAGTAAGTTGGCGAAGTACAAATTCTTCGAGTTTTGCAAATTTGTCTTCTTGAGCCTTGCGATCTTCTCTCAGTTCTGAAATTTCTTTCTTCAAAGTCTCGAGGATAAACTGATCTAAGATTTTTGAGTGCTCTTTAATGTTTTTAGTGTAATCAACTTTTGCTTTAACAAGATCTACCTTGTCTTCTGCAAACTCTGATAACTCTTTCTTGATAACATCATCAAGCATCTTATCCATTGCTTCTACAATTTGCGTTTTGTCAGTTTCGTAACGCTGTGCAAATTCTTCACGCAATTCAGCGGCAACTTGTTCTTTTGCCTCTGCTAGTTTACCTTCCCAAGCCTCTGAGAGAGTACTTTTTACTTCTGCTGAAAGATCATCACTACCCATTAGTTCTTTGAAAGCATCAGCCATAGTTTAATCTCCTCAGTATTTTAGGTCCTGAATAAATTTTAAGACCTCATTCTGGAGGTGCTTTTGTGCCTTTACGTCATATTTGACCGCTTCAGCAACACCCATTAAGATGTTACCGCGTCTATGTTTCATAATGTTCTCATAGATTGGATCAGGATATGCATTTGGCGCACTCGGATTAGCAACAATGTCTACAGTAATAATTTCAAAGTCAGAGACTTTTCCATTACCACCAACATTGCCACTACCTCGTGAACTTACGCCGAGTTTAACTCCTGCTTCTAACATGGTTTTGCAGATTTCACCCATTGGTGTTGGCAAAATTTTCAACTTGCCAATACCATCAGCACCATTCATTGACATTTCAGTAATCATGTGTGACACTCTGTCAATGTTGACTTGTAAATCGTCTGGATGGTCTGCTTCGCCAAGCACGGAGTACCCGTCTGTTATACGTTGTTGTATATTCTTAACGGCTCTACTAATCTCTGAAACAGGATAGTTTCTGCCGTTTTCATTAACAACATCGCCTTGGATGAAGATGCCCTTCATGTAGAGAGACTTTCCATCGTCACCGGCTTCGGTAACAATGCCTGCCTTTCCAAATGTTAGGTGTTCTCTAAGAGCAATCATCTTCTATTACCTTACGAACCGATTGGCGATTTGCTGTTGTCTGTACCGTCTTTGTGATCGGCTTTAACTTCACGCATTTCTGGTTCTGTTGTTCCGCCCATATCTTGTGGCTTCTCAGCGTTTCCGCCTTTTTCTTCAGATCCAGCAATGTCTACTGCTTTGCCACCCATGTCGTTTTTGCTAGCCACTGGTGATTTTTGTGCACCTGCGTCTGCGCCTACTGGGTCACTTGGTGTTTTTACAGCACTTAATGATGCGGCTTCTTCTAGATCTTCAAAGTCTTCCTCTAATGATTCGTCTTTTGCTTCTTCAGTAGTTGTTTCTTCAACTGCTTCTTCTGCTGACTCATCTTTAGACTCTTCCATTTCGTCTTCTGCATCTGCTGGTTCTTCTGCAGGTGCTTCTTCGTCGCCAGTCATTGCCGCAAACGCTGATTTAAGTTCAGCCATTGCGTCATCAACATTCATCATAGCATCTTTAACTTCTTCTGCATCAGCACTGTCGCCAGCGTCATCAGCAACGTCCATTGATGCTTCTAAGTCTTTAGCGGCTTCTTCGTCATCCATGTCTTCTTCTGAAAACATTTCTTCCGCTTCAATTTCTTCTTGGTCTGCACTGATGTCATCGGCCAAATCCGCTTCTGGATCGCCGCCAATTTCTTCAGTTACATCCTCTTCAACGCTCTCGTCTGACTCGACCAGTTCTGCATAGATGTTTTTTGCTTTC